ATCGTAATAGTAACCAAATTTATCTAAGTAAAATTCCTTCATCATCTGAACCTCATCAGGATCGACCCAAGTGACATCAGCCATTTGCATCTCTAATGTTTTGGCTCTTATGCTATCAGGTTTGTTATATTTCTTAGCAATAGGGGAACTGCCTCCCTGCTCTTGTGATCTAGATAACCAAGAGTTTACAAAGCGTTTTATTCCTGTAGGTTTTTTTCTGCGAGTTGGATTAGCATCTAGCCACGATTCCATTGCCATTAGTTCTTGGTGTACATCGACCTTCGGGAAGGCACGTTGCCAAGCAATAACGTCAGTCTCTTCTGGTTGCCAGTTGTCGCCATTATTAAGAATCATTAGATTTCCCCTTATTGAAATTTGTGTTGCATTAACCTTGCCCATAAAGTTTCTATTTTAAATAATTCATTATGCTTTAAATATAGCCTGTCGCCATAGCCAAAATTGTGCCGATGACAATCAGTCTGGAAACTACCTCTATCCATCCAACCATTAACACGCATTTTGTTTGCATCATCAGTGCGCCCAACAAGTATAGCTATTTGTGATTTAAATTTTTCCATCGAATCAAAAATAAGATTTCCATATTCATCGTTAGTAAATTTAACATCTATAGTAAAATCTCCAAACCATAAATCTACGCCTCCGTCTGTTGCAACATTTACTGTAGGCAAATCCAAGTTAAACAATCTAGCAATCGCAAACTCTGCTTTAAATCCGTAAACATTAGCCTCAGTTCTCGACTGCTTTTTATTATCGAGCCTTGGTGAAAATCCTTGCAACTCACATAGTTTAACAGTGTCAGCACCCATCAACTGGCAAGTGTGAGAATCTTGTTTGCTTAACCTTAATATCATTTAAACCTCCTACAGTTTAGTATTTTTTTGCATTATATAAATGTTCATTACCATTATCTAAATCGTCAATAAATCCTTTTATGACTGACCTAAAATGTTTATTTTGCACTAAAAACTGTTGAATAATATTATGTAAAGTTGATCCAGTAATTTCTACTGACCCATACCAAGTTTCCAAAGTTGCCTTTGCTTGATAATAATGACTAGGTACTTTCACGACAGTATTTCTAATATCGTTTTCTTTTATTTTTACAGTAGCATTCTTATTATGCTCAATGCCTTTTATATTAATTGCCATTTGTATCTCCTATGGCTCGGTCAAGCCTCGCCCGTTTTATTGATAATTTGTTTTTTATTATTTACTTTGTTTATTTTATGTAACTTTTTAAAAGACGTTTTAACCCTTTTACTTCCAAAAGTAAATTTACGGTCTGAGGGACTTTGCGACTCAGCGGTTACTTCGTATTCGTATCGGATATCCAACCTATCTACAATCTAAAACCGATTAAATTGTAGGGCTATGTCTGGAGGGTCAACCACGCTCTGACGTTTTATCTAAGGAGTTCGTCAGCCTCTAGCCCGAATACTGTCTTAATTAAAAATCATTTTTACAAAAAGGTAAACCTAAACCTTATACCCAAAAGTTATAAAAGACTCTAGGCTTATATCCAAAGCATCACATACGCGCTGAATAGTGTGCAGTTTCATATTAGATTGGGTGCGCCACCGTAATACTTGTTGAGGGGAAGTCTTTGCTATTTTAGCAAACTCTACGCTAGTGATTCCTTTAAGTTCTTGGGCGGCTACTACGCATTTGCCTACGTGTATTAATTTCATTGCATTAAATCCTATGTTATATTTGTTTGGTCGGTTTCCCCGATCGACAACCTCCTATGGTTTGCCCCCCGAGAGGGGGGCTTTTTAGATCAAAATGGAATAGCGTTGTCAAAGTCTTCATCCGCAGTTGTATTGTTTTGCGTTACGCTTGCGGTTTCTTCAGTTGCTTGTTGCTTTGGAAGCTGAACATCTTTGACAATACAGCAAACTTTTTTGTTTTTGACTCCTTCTTTTTCCCACTCATCAACAGACAATTCACCTGTCACAGTGAGTTGCATTCCTTTTTTAACATAAGGGGCTAACTTTTCTGCGCGATCATTAAACATTTTGCAAGTAACCCAAGACGTTTTTTTGTTCTCACCCCACCCTTGGTTTACAGCCACATTAAACTGACCTATTGCCTTTCCGTTTGCTGTATGCCTTACCTCCATGTCACTTCCTACATTCCCACAAAATACCATTACATTAATACTCATTTTAACTTCTCCACTTGGTTTAAAATTTGACTTACAGCCGCATTAACTTCAGCGGCTAACTTTGCGATGTATTCGTCATCGCGTTTAACGCGCACAAGAACGTGCCGCATTTTTGGATGATAGGCAAAAAAATCCCACCAATCACGCTGAGTAATCCACATACAACCTTGGATTTGTTGCCAGTATTTCTTAACACCGACCTGCTCGTCTGCCAGATAGCTAACCATTGTTTTAGGCGCAGGACATTTAATTTCTAAACCGCCATCACCATTAATTAAACCATCAGGTGAACAGCCAAACTCAAAGCTAGGGTCTAAAATGAAGCCAGTTTCTATAACCTCGTTATCGGTTATAAACTCATACGCACCTCTAGCCTCTGGCTCTAACTTAGTCCCACGCTCCATCCACTCAGTAACATGAAAGGGGGTGGATTCACCTGTAAGACGCTCTGCAATTAGTTCGTGAATATATCCACTAGCAGAAGTTGACGGCTTACCAGTTGCAGTAATCAGCTTAGAAAAGCCACTGGCAGATGGCCTACCCAATCGAGCGGCAAGCCATTCCTCAGTCCCTTGTTCGTGATCTAGAATAATCACTTCTTAGCCTCTAGTGCGGCAATCGCTCTGTCGTAATCACTGGCTAAAACTTGATCAATATTTTCTACCTTAAGCCACTTTAAAAACTTAGCCTCATTTGATTTTGTTTCATCAAGTAATTTCTTGATAGCAATTATTTGATCTTCACTAACCGTTGCTTTAGCTACTGCCTCTGGCAAATCTTCCCCTGCGTATATGTAGTGACCTAAGCCAAACATTGCAAAGCACTTTGTCAAACAGCGCATCTTAGATGAATTAATTGCAAACTTATCAGGGTTAGATATTGCTTTGTTACGGTGATCCATAACTGGCAACCACATATTCCTAACCATAGACTGATCTTTTTCAGTTAATAAAACACTGCACCTAATTTCTACCGTCCCAGTTTCATTACATTTATCTTCCTCAAAGGTGTAATGTATGTCAGGATAATGTTCCATCATAATGCCGTAAGCCCAAGCCCATGACAGATAAGACAGCTTGCCTTTTTTCTCAATATGATCTGATACATCAATAGCAGATAAAGTCTGCCAGACTTCTTTAGATAAACTCATGTTGACCTCCTACAGTCTCTTGTTTCTGGTATCGCTCACCATATCCTAGTTCGTAAGCCTCTGATTGACCCTCTAAGGCAGGGTAGCCAAGAATGCAGTCATACTCACCGCGCTCATAGTCGTTTAACTCGTTGATATTCATATTGCCTCCTACAGCAAAGCCCCCGAAGGGGCGGTTAAGCTACTTATTTTTTTAAATCTGACCAAGCCTTGCATATGTAAAGGTTGCCATGTCTTTCTACATCTGAAGAAGAAGTTGCAAGATCATGCGCTATATCCCAAGTCAGTGCTTCTTTTCCATTCTGCTCGATGAAAGGAATCAGAACTTTTTTAATGCTATCTAAGTGGGCAATTTCTGCTTTAGTGAATGAAGTCATAATTTATTACCTTGTTTTATTGATTGAGGTTACATCTTAGTCTATCTAAATCATAAAGTAAACCTTTTTGTAAACTAATTAGGCAAAAAAAACCCTACACTAGGCAGGGCTTATGTTTTATATGGTACTAGTAAGACCAAATAGCAGGGGGAAAACCCTCTTCCTCTGTGCAAACATCCAAATGGATAAACCTACCGCCACCTTTCTGCTGTACACCTATTCTTTTTATCCCATGCTTTTGTGCCACTCTAATGATTTCTAAGGCGTTTTCTCCGTTAGCTAATATATCTACCGCCTTTCCGTATGTATGCGCTCCTAGACGCTCCTTACGCGCTTCTATGGGGTGCTGTGGTGATCTGTAAGCACTAGACAGGGGAAAGCTAAAACCACACTCATGCCGTATCTCATTTAACAAAGCTAAGAAGTCAGGATCAAACCCTTCTTCTCCTGTTGCTTTGCACTTAAGTTCTTTAGCTTTGAAGTAATTCTTTTCTTCTTTCTTTTCTTCTTTCTTTTCTTTTTTCTTTGTAGTCATTTTCCGACTCCTTTTATGCGTTCTGCTGATCTCATCGTACCAAGTCCGAGCATTCCCATTAGAACTGGCATCATTACAGACGTATCAGCTTGGGGTATGTCTATTCCGAACCCTGCCGCCAGTGGCGAGATTAGGAAGTTAACCGCGAATCCAAGGACGCAGACCCATCCAGTGGCAGGTCGCCAAGAACTTTGGAACCAGTTTCCTTGGGCTTCGGCTTTGTTGAGTTCAATCTGAGCGATTGCGAGTTCCTGCGCGTATGATTCAGAAAGCGTAGAGAGTTTATAAGCAATCTTCTGTTTTTCGGTGGCATCAGGTATCCATTTATCGAGTAAACCAGTGACAGGGGCAATCAGTGCTTCTAACATTACGACAATCTTTCAATCAGGAACAAACCAATGATGAGGGGATACATTCCCCACACCATCATTTCTGCTTTTTTAAATCTAACAGAACCTTCATCGAGGCGTTTCTCTATAGCTTTGAACTTATCTTCGATGGCTTCCATCCTTACAGCGCATTCACGTTCATGAGCTTCGAGTTTTAATAACGCCTCTTTTACAGTTGCCATTATGAATTCTCCACCAGTATAGCTTCGATAAATATAGACACTTCATTATCAGAAGCACTGCTCTTTGCTTCAAAATGAAAGTCTGTTTTCTCTTCAATTTTAAATGGTACTTGTCGATCAAAGCTAACCTGCGATGTGCTAAAGGTCGCCTCGGCTACTCTTAAAATCCTACCGCCATGTGTTTTTAAAACATTGCGAATAGTAAGATACTTTTGTCCGTTGTTAGTGCCAGATGTGCAATCAATTCTAAAAAGATAAACACTGTGATTAGCAGGTACAGTGTAAACAGATGATTGTGTTGTGCCTAATTCAGCTTGTATATAAGCATAAGTAGAACCACCATTACTAATGGTAATGTTGCCCACGTTTGAACCAGACAGGATTATTGCTGAGTTAATTCGTAAAAAAGATTTAGATGTAGTAACTGCACTTGTACCAGTTAAAGTAACAGTCTCTGTAATCTCTACGTAATTAGCATCTAAGCCCGATATTAAAACATCCATAGTATCTGATGTTGAAGAACTTACAACGCTCATAACAAGTGCTGATGATGGATAGGCGTAGTTCCCACCATCATCCCACAAGGTTTCAAATGAAGTGCCAACCGTCCTATTGAAGCCAAAGATATTTAAGGGTCGTGAATCCCATATATTACCTTTAGCAACATCATGTAAAAAATTAGGAGTAGGCCGATCTTCATCAAATTGATACATTAGTTTTCCTCGTCCACCGCTTCTTCAACTTCTAGCTGTTGGGTAAGCATATTCATAAATGCTTGGCGGCCTACACTAAGTTGGTCAAGGTTAAATTGAGTGCTTGATATTTTGCGGTCAAGATCAGCAACATGATTGACCATCGCTTGTTGTTCTGGTGTCATGTCTTCGAGGGTGTATTCTACATCGTTGATCGTAATGGGGGTGGTTTTTTTCTCGCCCATGTTAATCTCCTTTTAGTTAGTGAAATTACATTCTACTTAATTTGTCTTAATCTATCCATAGCAATGAACTAAAACCAATACTGAAAAATAAAATTGTAAAGATTAAAGCCTTCCATTCGTCCTTGTCTTTCCAATCGAAATTACTCATTCAAAAATTACCGTCTCTTCTGGATCTACCCATTTGGTCACACAGTAAGCAGTGACAGGTAGGTATTCGTTAAACCTTATTTGCTTTGCTATCAACTCACTAAAATAAATGCATCTGTTTAGATCACGAAAGAAAGCATATTCTTCGGCAGACTCCACGTAGTTATTACTAATTGTCTGAATCATCAGAACAAATACAAGGGTCTTCACTTTATAACTCGTGTTGAATTGTCCACCCAAGTCACCTTACAAACACAGTCAACAGTTTCATACTTTCGTTGTGGTCTAGCTAACTCCTGACACATATAGACACAGGCGTGTTTGTTAACGTAATATCTAGTCTTGCTCTCATCAACCTCACCATTGATAAAGAAGATCAAAGCAAAGACCATTCTCATTACTTTTTCTGTTCTAGCATGATAGTTATAAGCTGTGCTAACTTCTCATCGCTCGCTTTAGCTGTCTCTTGCTGATCTGCCAATCCTTTTGCTATCTGTTGGATAGCCTGAGAATTTAAAGCTACTGCCTTACCGTTAGCGTTGGATTCTTTTATAACCTCAACCACAGCCTTTTCAACTCTTTCAACTTCTGATTTTGTAGCCTCTGCCTGAGCCATACTAGAGCCATATGCAATCGCAACGCCTAGACCAGAGATTACAAAAGGCAATGCCCATGTGGGGATGGATACAGTATTCTCACTCATTGTTTAGCCTTATTCCCTAGAAACGCAAATTGCTCAAGGATTCTGTAAGCCTTAGCAACTAACGCATCGTCTTTAGGTGTGTCAGTGTAATCACAAACAACACTAGCAATAGTTACCAGTGAGGTTGCAAGTACATACGCGTCTAATAAGTAACCCATTACCAAGGCACTCCGTGACCATCTACAGGATTCTTTTGCAGTTCAATGTTAGCCGATACTGAATCAAGAATTGATTGAACTTGCTCTTCACCCATCTCTGATTGACACCAAGCTATACACTCAGCTTCAGTTACATCAGCATAAGGCGTGTAGTTGTCTGGATCAGGATCACCAAGATTCTGTGTACCATAAGAAGATGCGTGATAAGTTACAGCATCATCGCCAGAACCTACGGTCTCCTCTGCGTTCAAACGCCAGTGAAGTAAATTGATTA